ATGAACACGAAGGAAACGAAGTTGAATATAATCCAAGCTGGGCAAATAGCAGTTGAGGAATTAATTAAGGTTGCAAAAGAACCTATAGTAGATTCAGATGATGACATATCAGCTGACAGACTTAAAAATGCAGCAGCTACAAAAAAGCTAGCTATATTTGATTGCTTTGAAATACTTAATCGTATTGAAGAAGAAAAAAACTTGCTAGAAGATAAACCTAAAGAAGTTAAAAAAGAAACTACATTTCGTGGTTTTGCTGAAGGAAGATCTAAGTAATGTACGAGCAAAATTTATATAAAATATTACCTGATTATATTAAACCTAAAATTCTTAGCAGAATGAATAGGTATAAAAAATGGGAGTATGGATATAACGAAGACCATGATATGGTTATTATATCTAAGACTGGACAAATTGGAGAGATTTATGAAATACAAAATCTTAAAATAGCTTTACCTAAACAAAACAATGTTCATAAGTTTGAAGAAAACAAATGGACTAGGTTTGAATATCCTAAAGTATTAAGTAAAATAAAAACAGTGTTTGACTGGAGGGAATATCCAGAGGACTTTAAAGAAAAATGGTATGATTACATTGATGAAGAATTTGCTCGTAGAGAAGAAGGTTTCTGGTACTTTAATAAAAGTATCCCTACTTACATTACTGGCACTCATTATATGTACTTGCAGTGGTCCAAGATTGATGTTGGGCAGCCAGATTTTAGAGAAGCAAACCGTATTTTTTTCATATTCTGGGCCGCATGTGTTGCAGACTCCAGGTGTTACGGTATGTCCTATCTCAAGAACAGACGTTCTGGCTTTTCGTTTATGGCATCCGGAGAGTGCGTTAACATGGCGACCATATCAACCGACGCACGTTTTGGGATTTTGTCCAAATCTGGCGCCGATGCTAAGAAGATGTTTACCGACAAGGTTGTACCAATATCCGTTAATTATCCATTCTTTTTCAAGCCCATCCAGGACGGAATGGACCGTCCAAAGACCGAGCTTGCCTACAGAGTCCCCGCGTCCAAGTTCACAAGAAGGAGTATCGTCAAAACCACTGGTGAAGCCGGTGAAGCCCTCTCGGGTTTGGACACCACGATCGACTGGAAGAACACAGGGGATAACGCCTACGATGGGGAGAAACTCAGGCTCCTCGTCCACGATGAGTCGGGGAAGTGGGAAAGGCCCAACAACATCCTCAACAACTGGCGTGTTACGAAAACCACCCTTAGATTAGGTAGTAGAGTAATAGGTAAGTGTATGATGGGATCAACATCAAACGCTTTAGATAAAGGTGGTAGAAATTTTAAAAAATTATATGATGACTCAGACGTTACAAAAAGAAATGCCAATGGACAAACTCGTTCAGGACTCTATTCTTTGTTCATTCCTATGGAATGGAATTACGAGGGATACATTGATTCTTATGGCTACCCTGTCTTCGAAACTCCATCAGAAGAAGTGCATGGACCTCATGGAATACCAATCAAAATTGGAGTCATTGAATATTGGGAAAATGAAGTAGAAGGTCTTAAAGATGACCAAGATGGATTAAATGAATTTTATAGACAGTTTCCTCGTACAACTAAACACGCGTTTAGAGATGAATCTAAAATGTCTTTATTTAACTTAACAAAAATATATCAGCAAATAGATTACAACGAAGAAGCATCATCTGCCGCTGTTGTAACTGCTGGAAGTTTCCAATGGGAAAATGGTATCATAGATACTAGAGTGGTTTTTTCACCTAATAAAAACGGTAGATTTCTTATAACATGGGTGCCACCAACAAATTTACAAAACAGATTTATAATTAAAAATGGTATTAAATATCCAGGCAATGAGCATATGGGTGCTTTTGGTTGTGATAGTTACGATATATCAGGAACAGTAGATGGTAGAGGTTCTAAAGGAGCTTTAAGTGGTTTAACTAAATTCAGCATGGAAGATGCTCCTGTTGATCATTTTTTCTTAGAGTATATCGCTCGCCCACAAACTGCTGAGTTATTTTTTGAAGATGTATTAATGGCTTGCGTTTTTTATGGTATGCCAATATTAGCAGAGAATAATAAACCTAGATTATTATATCATTTTAGAAGAAGAGGTTATAGAGGTTTTAGTATGAATAGACCAGACAAAGTCTATGCTAAACTATCATTAACAGAGAGAGAGATTGGTGGAATACCTAACTCTAGTCAAGATATAATACAAGCGCACGCTGCTGCTATCGAAACATATATAGAAAATGCTGTAGGATTTGATGGTGATAGTTATGGAGATATGTATTTTCAAAGAACACTTGAAGACTGGGCTAATTTTGATATAAACAGAAGAACAAAATATGATGCATCTATAAGTTCTGGACTTGCTATTATGGCTTGTAATAAAAATAGATATGCTCCAGTTAATAGAACCATAAGAAAAACTATAGACCTTGGGATAAAAAGATATAACAACAAAGGTACATTATCAAAAATAATTAAGTAAATGAATATATACACAAATCCAAACAGTTCTTTTCCTAGCCAAGTTGTGCCGGACGAAGTAAAAAACTCGTTGAAATATGGAGAGCAAGTTGCTCAAGCTATTGAAAGCGAATGGTGGAGACAAGGAGGTAACGGAACTAGATTTGCTACATCATATAATAGATTTCATAGTTTAAGATTATACGCAAGAGGTGAACAACCTGTGCAAAAATACAAAGACGAGTTAGCTATTAATGGTGACATGTCTTATCTTAATTTAGACTGGAAACCAGTACCTGTATTATCTAAGTTTGTAGATATCGTAGTTAACGGTATGACAAATAAAGTTTTTGAAATAAAAGCTAGTGCTCAAGATCCAATATCATTAAAGAAAAGAACAGACTACGCTACAGCTATATATGAAGATATGTTAGCTAAACCTTATTTAGAAGAATTAAAAACAAAGTTAGGTTTAGATTTATATCAAAGTCCTAATCCTGCAGGTTTACCAGAAAATGAAGAAGAGTTAGATATGCATATGCAGCTAACTTATAAGCATGCTGTAGAACTAGCTGAAGAAGAAGTTATAGATAATGTATTAGCTAAAAATAAATTTACTAATATAAAGAAAAGATTTAATTATGATTTAGTAACATTAGGTATTGGTGCAGTAAAAACAAACTGGAACAAAGCTAATGGTATTACAATTGATTATGTTGATCCTGCAAGATTAATATTTTCTTATACAGAAGATCCAAATTTTGAAGATATATATTATGTAGGAGAAGTTAAGTCATTAACTATTGGTGAAATAGCTAAAGAGTTTCCTGATCTTACAGAAAGTGAATTAGATAAAATATCTAAACAAACAGGTAACAGAGATACTTTATACGGTTGGTCTACTTACGATCCTAATACTATACAGGTTTTATATTTTGAATACAAAACATACAATAGCCAAGTATTTAAAATAAAAGAAACAGATCAAGGTTTAGAAAAATCATTAGTAAAAGATGATAATTTTAATCCACCAGAGTCTGATACGTTTTCTAAAGTATCAAGAAAAATAGAAGTATTATACAAAGGAGCTAAGGTAATTGGTAATAATCAATTACTAAGATGGGAACTTGCTGAAAATATGACAAGACCTTTTGCTGATACTACAAAAGTAGAAATGAGTTATGCTATTGTAGCGCCAAGAATGTACCAAGGAAGAATTGAATCTATTGTTAGTAAAACTACTGGTTTTGCCGATATGATTCAATTAACACATTTAAAGCTACAACAAGTTATGTCTAGAATAGTACCAGATGGTGTATTTTTAGATATGGATGGTTTAGCAGAGGTTGATTTAGGTAATGGTACAAATTATAATCCAGCAGAAGCACTTAACATGTATTTCCAAACTGGTAGTATTGTTGGTAGATCACTCACACAAGAAGGTTCACTTAACCAAGGTAAAGTACCTATTCAAGAGTTAACTAGTTCTAGTGGTCAAGGTAAAATACAAAGTTTAATACAAACTTATCAGTATTATTTACAAATGATACGTGACGTGACCGGACTTAATGAAGCTCGTGATGGTAGTGATACAGACAAGAACAGTTTAGTAGGTTTACAGAAGCTAGCTGCTAATGCATCTAATACTGCTACAAGACATATATTAAACTCTAGTTTATGGTTAACACTTAGAACATGTGAAAACATATCTTTAAAAGTTGCTGATTCATTAAACTATCCTTTAACTTTAAACTCTTTAAAAAGTTCTATATCTACTTACAACGTAGGTACATTACAAGAAATACAAAATTTAAACATACATGATTTTGGTATTTACTTATCATTAGAACCTGAAGAAGAAGAAAAAGCACAACTAGAGCAAAACATACAAATGGCTTTACAGCAAGGTGGTATAAACCTTGAAGACGCTATTGATATACGTCAAATTAAAAATTTAAAACTAGCTAATGATCTTTTAAAACAAAGACGTAAAAAGAAAGAAGCTAGAGAACAAGCCAACCAACAAGCTAACATACAAGCACAAGCAGCAGCTCAAGCTGATTCAGCTGAAAAAGTAGCATTATCAGAAGTACAAAAACAAGAAGCTATATCAGGTTCTAAAGTACAATATGAGCAAGCTGTAAATCAAATGGAAATACAACGTATGCAAATTGCTGCTCAAATAGAACAGCAAAAAATGGAGATCCAACACCAGTATGATATGGCTTTAAAAGGTATGGATGTTCAGGCTATGGAGAAAAAAGAAAATATGATCGAAGATCGTAAAGATAAACGTAGTAAAATGGAAGCTACACAACAAAGCGAATTAATCAGCCAAAGACAAAATGATTCTTTGCCTAAAAACTTTGAACAACCAGACATGGCATCTATGACGCCAAGTGTCTAATTATTAATTATTTAATTATATTATATTATGTCAGAAGAAACAAAAACAACTGAGCCTGTTAAACAGGAGGGTGACTTTAAAATAAAGTCAAAAACAAAAGTTAAAAAGTTTACTGAGAAAAAAGAAGAACCAGTTAAAGTAGATCTTACAAAAGATCCAAATGTAAAAGCTGAAGAACCTATTAAAGTAGATTTAACACAGAAAAAAGAAGAAACAGATGCCATTCAAATCGGAGAAACAGAGAAGGTGGATGTGGGCGAACAAACCGGAGATGGCAAAAGCGTGGACGTTGGAGGAGACAAACCAGTTGAAGAGTCCAGCCCGATTATTGAAGAAATTCAAGAGATGGGAGAAAAGCCACTACCAAAACAAGAACAAATAGTTCAACCAACTAAAATTGAATTACCAGACAATGTAGAAAAACTCGTAGAGTTTATGAAAGAAACTGGTGGAACTATAGAAGATTACGCTAGACTCAACGCTGATTATTCAAACGTTGATGAAAATACTTTATTAAAAGAATATTATAAAAATACTAAACCACATCTTTCGGATGATGATCTTGCATTTGTAATGGAAGAGAATTTTTCGTTTGATACTGATTTAGATGAGGAGCGAGATATCCGCAGAAAGAAACTCGCAAAAAAAGAAGAAATTGCAAAAGCCAAAAAGCATTTAGAAGATTTAAAGGTTAAATACTACGATGAGATTAAGTTAAGACCATCGCAAAACCCAGATCAACAAAAAGCTGTAGACTTTTTCAATAGATACAACAAAGATCAAGAGTTAGCTACACAACAGCACGAAAGATTTGTTAACGACACTAAAAGTTTATTCTCTGATGATTTCAAAGGTTTTGATTTCGAAGTTGGAGAAAAGAAGTTTAGATATGG